TCTGGCAGAATCATAATAAGTTCGGAGATAGCAGAAGGCATCCGGGTACCATCCATAATCTACACCAGCGAAAATGCGGTCCATGTGGCTGATCTCTTCGTCTGTAATATCTCTGATTTCCAGATACTCAAATACGTTTCCGCCGTCACCATTCGGGACACCCAGGTATTCATGTTCATAGGCTTCTGGATTGATTTCTTTCAGATGTGCTGCATCGTCAATAAACTTCTGTCCGAGCCACTCCGCCGGAGCTTCCAGATAACTCGAATGATGGATAACTCTTTTTGGGTTAGGCATGAGCTTAATCCTGTTTACCCAGTTTGTTTTTGATTTTGGTGGGTTATACGATGAAAAATCATAGGACTCGTCACCACCACGAAGCACTGACTGATTAACAGAACGTTCCTGAGCATCTCCCTTCATTTGATCTTTTTCCTCTTTCCAGAGGATTCCAATGTAGCCAAATTCCGGCTTAATGGATTTCAGCTTGGTTTCATCGTCCAGACCACGGAAGTATATTGTCTGCCCCGTCTTAATATATTTGATTTCAAGCGGCGACACCTTACATTCAAATTCTTCCATCAGTCCAAGTTCGTTGATAGCCCATTTCATGTTAGCATATACGGAATCTTTCAGAGTACCGGCCACCTGTCTTGTAATGCAGGCGTGCATCTGAGGATTGTTCTTAATAAGTTCAACAATCTTAAAAGCTACGAATGAAGATTTCAGACTGCCTCGACCACCCTCGAATACATATTCGATATTAGGCTTGATTTGCCGGTTAATATCCACGAATGCCTTACCAAGTACTCTGGCAGGAAGCTCATATTTGCTTTCGTCTGATTTTGATACGGCTACCAACTGTTCCCATTTGTCCACTGCCTGCATATTTCCTTTGATGGCTTTATTATATACGGCAGCTACAATACAGGCATTGTTATTTGCATCCTCATCAGATATTCCCATTTTTGTGAGTTTCTTCTTTGCAGCAGTCGGAGCAGGGTTCTCAGCTATCATTTTTGCTAATTCAGAAAGGGTTTTCTTTTGACGGCGAGACTGACCAGAAGCAATGCCGCCTTTTTGGCCGTTTTTCGCTGCTTCCTCACTGCTTCGACCAGGTTTAAAAGGTTTTAAATTTTCCTCGTTTGCCATCCTATTAACATCCAATCATATCCTTTCTGAATTAAAACGCCCTAGCATAGTTATAGTTATATATACTATAATACCATACTAGGGCGTACATAGCTCTCTACCACTTTTATAAATTTTTAAGTTTTTTAAAGTCTGCCAATCAATTTGGCCAGATGATAGTATTCCGCCATGACCTTGCGTTTGTAGCCATAAAAGTCATTCTCCGTTGCAGGAACCGTTCTGATCTTCTCCATCGTTCGATAGCCGATACTGTTCACAATGCTGTCATAGATTTGTGATTCGATGCCGGGCGCATATTTGATAGATACCTGTAACAGATTATATTTATCGCTCTCACTAAGATTCCGCAAGTGACTTTGTAATGTCGGTATATCATCCGGCGGCACTCCGTAGTCAATCAGTGTTGCCTTTCTCAGTTTCATTTATTTCACCTTCTTCATTCAAGCTCCAGTCACATGGTATGCCTTGAAAACATTCTGGACAGTATTCGTAGAATCCGCAGCCTTTGCAATCCGCTGGCTGTCCAGTACAATATTGCTGTAGTACGTGGTATGCTGATATAGCAAGGTTTGGCGTTATGTCTGGTGTAGGTTTGTTATTCATTTCTTCATCTCCTCCAGTTTCTTTACCGTTTTCCTGTAATCTCTGTTTGCAGACCGAAACATCATCAGAAGTATTTCAGATACAGGCCTCGCTCTGTTGGCTCGTTTGGCTTTCTTGGCACATATAAGTTCGTTTCCTTCTGGGACATATATTCCTACATGATACGGGATTTTCAAAAATACTGTTGCAGCTAATTCCCCTGGCATAACCAAATAATTGTAATCTCCAATGAAATTCAATCCATGGCCAGATTTGAAATCTTCAATAGATGACTTGATTTCATAGCAATAGCAATCACCTTTTTCTATCCCGGAAACACTATTGTTCACTGGAACAAATTTCATATAGTCCACTCTAACTGCATGGTTTGTAGAATAATCAAACGTCACCTCTTTTGCCCAGTAGATACGAGGATCGTTGTTCGGATTGATTTTCTTTTCAATCATGGTTGATAATTCTGCCGTAATCTCAGGCCTTGTCATTCTTCATCTCCTCCAACTTCTTCTCAGCTTCTTCACGGGTGAGAAATAATGATTCACCGATTTTATCTATATCCGACAACTCAAATACGCACTTGTCGATTGTACATGGTGTCTTATTTGGAATACCTAAGATGTAATATACTTCTGTTCCAACCTTACACGGCAATCTCACAAGCAATCCCTGTTCTTCTAAGTCTTCATAAACAGCAAGTTTCGTAAGAATTTTATCCGCAAACGGTTTTAATAATCCATCCGTAATTTCTTCTTTTGCAACTCCTGTACCATCAACATTTCTTTCTCTTTCTGTTAATCTCTCCATCTACTTCACCTCTTTCATCTGACTTTCTACAGTATCTGCAAGCAACTTTAAGGACTTAATAAGCGAGTCAATCAATGTTCTGTCTGGGTTTTTAACAAATATTCTAGCAAGTCTTATAGCCTCTTTGAGCTCCTTCTCATATTCAATTACGTCTGATGCTTTTACTAATTCATATCCCGGTGCAAGGTCGGCATTTCTTGTTAGTTCTTTATTGCCATAGAACTTTAATATATCCGGGATCTGCTGCTCTTCAAAGGGATATGGATACGCTTCTTTTCCGCCGTACCATCTATATCCCTGTTTCTTTGCTACTTTCAGAATATTTTCATACTCTTCATACGTTCTGATTAATACGCATTTATTCGCTAAATCAATCATCTACTTCACCTCCTGCAATCTCATCAATGCACTGATTCCAACCCTCCACAAATCCTGCATCAAATGTATTAGCCGGATAATTTCCATTGTCTTTCTCTGGCAAGTCCATAAGCGGACACCAATCAGGTCTTGATTTGCTTTCGTAATCATAATGTTCTTCTGTCATCAGAATTACATCATAATCTAAACAATCGGCTAATTCACAGTATCCCTCATATTCAAGTTCGCCGCAGTATGAAGTTCCGAACGGGCAATCATAGCAATTCTCTGGTGTATCTATTACTAATACTGATTTACTCACCTACTTCACTTCCTCTCAGCATCAGGTTCAAAGTATTATACCCCGGGCAAGTCCTGACCCCGTTTCTAGTATCTCTTAACAGGACACAGTACGGATATAATGTCATGACCTCATAGACGTGTTCTGTGGTGTCCTCGCCACGCTGGTCGATGTATTTGAAACATTTACCCGGTCTGAGAAAGTATCTTGCGCATACATATGCTTTTGTTCCGAATCTTACACTTGCACTACTCATTCAACTCTCCCCATCCTTCACGATTTTGATTGCAACTTCAAACGCATCAGTTTCACCCTCGAAATACTCCGATGCTTTCTGTAATGCAGCAGTTCTTGTCTTTTTTGTTTTCAACTGCTCTACAACCTTGTCTACATCAAAAGCTGTCGGCTGTTCTTGAACAGTTGTAATTGCAAGATGTGTAAATAAATCCATCGGAGAAACATCATTTTCCGCAGCTTTCTGCTTTTCTTTATCCCAATACCATTCGCTCATTTCTTGGATTAATTTATCAGCGTCAATTAATCTGCTCATTCAACTCCACCACCTTTCACAATTTCTATTGCTCTGTTCAGCCCAGCATTATATCCTTGATGTACGTCAGACAAGATACATTCTGATTCAATGAATTTATCTCTTTTCAATTCACTAATGACCTTGTCCACATCAAAAACTGTCGGCTGCTCGTCAATAACTGCACCTATTGCAAAATCCATATCTGAGCCTCCAAGAGAATCAATTATTTCGTCTGCATCAATTAACCGCATTTATTCATCCTCCCACACTCCCAACAACCGTATCCTCTCATACAGTACAGCGACGGTCTTGCGCCTGTATCCATAAAAGTCCTTCGGGTTCATCGGGATATATCTTTCTCTGCTGATTTTCCTATAACTCTTCCGGTGTAGGATATTCTCAGTAATCATATCCGCTATCACCGTGTTTTTCGGGCAAGCTGACAAGGCAGCACCGGAAAGCAGGTATCTGTACTCTGCCGGAAAGTCTTTCAGCATCGCGTTCAGTTTTTCTATGTCCTCAGCCGGAATACCGTAGTCTTTCAGCTTTTTATTCCTTGTCAGCATACTGTTCTCCTTTCTATTCGTCTGGGTGGTACTTATCATACATAATCGCCACGCATACAAGACCAACTACTCCAAATATGGTTCCAAGGATGAATACTAATATGAATGTAATCATGTTTCTTCCTCCTTTACATAATCTTCGCACTCTTCTGCGTATTCGTAGCTGTCCATCATGTCGCACCGGTTATCGCAACCGTCTTGTTTTTCACAGCAGATACAGCATTCTGTTTCGCCGTCCGGACACTCTAATTTACATCTTCCCATTTAGCCCTCCTTGTATGGTTCTGGCAACGATGTCCATGCAGTTACAGGCAATCTGAATTCTACAGGAGTCTCAATTTGCCCTGGAACTACAAAGGCTCCAATGCCGTCTCTTATTACTTCATATCTACCAATTGCCGGGATAAAGCCTTTAAGCAGTACAGCAACATCCTTGTCCGGCTCTGGCAGTTTCTTTTCGACTGGAATCCAATCGTTTTCATTTTCATCCAGTTCTAAGTCATCTTGAAGCTGTTCTATCATGTCCAGAACGTCTCTGGCGGTAATCATTTCGTGCTGTTCTGCCAGCTTCTTCATCTGATTGTGATAATCGGTTAATCTGTCTTTGATATGGCTCATGCTTCCACCTCGCTATCTTCTGGCATCTGAAAGACCATTTTATTCATAAGTGCTTTTCCAATAGTTTCAGCCAAAAGTTCATTTTCTTTCGATGCTGTTGCTTCTGCGAACATCTTTCCAATATTTGGAACTGTCATTGGAATCAACTCTGTGTCTGCATAGGCTTCCTGAACCATATCCAGTACTTTCATGGCTTTTGCTTTGGTGGAATATTCAGCGATAATGCAACAACTGCCTTGACTTCCGACATATATTGATGCCGCTCCATTAATATCTCGAATTGCAATACTGAAAGCATTATCAATATTTACTATTATTGTTTTATCCTGACTTCTGATTAACATTTTGCGTCCTCCTTATCTTCATAATTCATTACAATTGTAATTACCTGCACCAGAACTTTCTGAATCTGATCGTAAATGTGATGATCGTCAGTTCCGAAATGAGAGCACAATACTGCATTCTGTACGCCCGCAGAATAACAATCTGCCATAAAATCAGCACTGTATACATCGTCTTTATTATCAAGCTGTCCATATTCTCTCCACTGAGTGGTAATAAAATCTTCTACTTTTTCATCCACTACATCGTAGCTGTTTTTGTCTCCGTTAATATGTCTTACACAACGGTCAATGAATCCCAACTTGTCAACGTACATATACGCTTTTGCTGTTCCAGATGTATACTCTTTGAATGCCTGCTCAACCTGTTCTTTAAAATCCTCCGGCAGGTCAAAAATATCCACTTCCAGTCCTCTTGGAAGATTTATTGTATAACTTCCCATTTCCATCCTCACTTTCCCCATGTAAGCAACTGACACGCTATTGTGCAGTCCTCCATGATTTCTGTATTTATGTTTCCTCAATATTTAATAAAATCAGATAATTCCATCTGACCAACTACGTTGTTGTCTTGCATCCACCATAGATAAACTTCTTCGCCTGTCTCCCATTGGGCTTCTAGTCCCTTTTCTTTTCGAACATCTAGCATTCTCCCAAACGCCCTAATATAAGACTGCTTGTATTTGGGAAAATCTGCAAATTCTTTATATCTCCTACTTCCAGCCATTGGACAGCCAATACAACCAACTCTGTCATATCCACATTTGTACAGCTCGCAAGTTTCTATATGTTCTGAATTAATAAACTCCCATATATCAGAATTTTTCCAGTCAATGATGGGATTGACAACCATTTTGTTTTTCTGCATACAAAGTTCGTTCATTCTGCGATTGGCGTCATTGTCGTTTATTAGCATAATTGATGTGAATTTTTCTTTAGTTGCCTTTGTCGCACTAATTTTTTCAAATTCTTCTCTTTCTTTTCTCTGCCTGCTTTCGGCCCATCTCACGCCAGTAGCAATATATCTATTTGCACACCCTGTTTCTTTAAGGACTTGACAGCAGTAGCGAACTTGTCTTGTTGGTGGCATCAATTTTAATGGAATCAGTTTCCACATCGTGATATGTTCGCCTTTATACTTCGGCATTTCTATTTCGCATTTAATTCCTTTTTCTTCCAGACTTTTAAATACCTTTCGTATGTGCCGTACAGTTTGCGGTGCATCTGCCGTGGTGTGACTATTGTGTACTTCAAATGGTATGCCGCTCCTGCGAAAGAGTTCTAGCATCACATCGGAGTCTTTTCCTCCGGAATATGTGCACACAAGTGGCTTTTCATAATGTTTCAACGAAAGATCAGATGCAAGTCGAATTCTCTCAATTGCTTTTTGTTCTAAATCCATCCTATACTCCCATCTTCTTAACCAGATTTTTATTCATCTCATCGAATCTTACATCTGTGTTCTCTTCAATGTCATGCATCATGCTCAGAACGCTCATTTCGCCCCTGTTTGCCATTTCAACATACCCATTGGCAGTTCTTACCACATCCAGCAATCGTTTCGTAGAAAAGCCATATAAACGTCTCAGAGCCATCATGGTTGTGACGGTGTTAATCGTATTGCTCCAATCCTCGCCAACGGTAAAACCATCTTCATAGGCTTTCTTTTCCATTTCCTTAAGCTCTTTCTGGCAGTTCTGGATAGACTGCGCAAACATATTAGCCTGCTGATTCGTATACGGAATGAATACTTTCTTTTTCTGCTTGATTTTTAACTTTCCCATCCGACAGCCCTCCTTATCTTCTGAGCCAGAATGTCAAACTGTAAGAATAATTCCCTGTCCTTACATTTTCTTGCTTTTATATCACAGTCATAATCATTTATCTGATATTTCCCTTCTAACAGATCGCCATTATCCAGATATCTTTGAAAGACTCCTTTAGAAATCCCGAACCGTTCCAAAATCTCTATTCTGCTCATACTGTCGACGAATGTACCATCTGCTGCAACAATGTCATAAAGTTTCATCTTGTCTCCTTACTTATCTTTCTTATTCCGTACCCAACCGGAGTATATGCCCTGTCGGTACTGGGATGGTTCGTCTTGAGCAAACCATCATCAACCAGATTATTGATATGTTTCCAGACCGTAGCTCTCCCGGCATCCACCCTTTCAGAAATCTCTGTAATTGACGGTGCATATCCAACCAGTTTGATATAACTGATGATATACATATAAATTTCTTTTCTGAGAGCCTGTCCCTGCTCATATCTGTTCTTTGTGTTGTGCATTCTTTATCAATCCTCTCTGTTTAGAATCTAATAGCTTATTAAAAGCAACTAGACAATTCTTAATAAACTGTTTATCATTATTATCAGGGCACATTTCCGCATACTCTCCAAGTTCTATCAGACGATCAGTGGCCTGCCTGGAATATTCGTCTGTAAGTTCAACTAAATAGAAATCTTTTATAGCTTTCCAGAATTCAGTCATGAATTTTTGAATATACGGAATATCCTTTGCTTCTACTTTTATTTTTACCGTCTCCTTTGAATATTGTATACAATATACTGTATACGCTCTATTTAATTTTATTTTATAAATATAATATATTTATATTATTTTAATATAAGTAACCCACAGTAACCGAGATGTAACCGTACTAATTCGTGTAAACCATTGATTTTACAGGTAGGTAACCGAGTAACCGAGTAACCCTGACTTTCTCATATAGGGAAACTTTTATACTCAATATGCACATATAAATACTCATATATATATATGCAGAATCAAAGGTTACCTAGGTTACCCGGTTACCTTTTGGACGAATTGTTTGTTAATCAAACACAATATCGTCTGTAATCTCAAAATCATCATTGCAATTAACAAAACCTTTTGGAATTTCATCTACAATTTTCAAGAACACACATTTGGTGACAATTCCGTCAAGTTTTTTTGCTTTGGTCGGATATCCTCTGCTGTCGGTTTCCACAAGCCCCTTCTTAACAGCCCATGACAAGAATGCCTTTCTGGAGAATCTTCCAATTTTGCACAGATCATCAAACGCTGCGCTATAAATTATTGCGGTTGACGTTTTTTCTACCGGATCATTGTCGATAATTCCCCACCTTTCTGTTTTTATATCCGGGTTATCATCGAATTTAATTCCGTTCATGGCAATCTTATCAAGCACGAACCAGTAAGCGCGTTCGTTTTCAGATACCATTTCTTTCTCTGTCAGAAGATTCTTAGCCGTCTCAATGTCAATGTACTGGCCATCATGGAACAGCTGATCTGTTGCGATTTTATCTGCTGCCAGGATAATACTCATTGATATACTCTGCTTCTGCATTTTATCATCATCCTGTATAAGACTCTGAAAATGCTTCTGCATGGCTTTTATATCGTCAATGGACATTTCCTTAACTACATTCACAAAATCAATTCCTGCGTACCCGTAGTTCTTTTTAAGCGTATCTGCGGTAAGCTGCGGATCATCAAATATTTTCTCAGAACACTCAACCTCGATGATTCGGTTAATCGCTCCGCCCTGGCTGACATAGCCAGCAAGTGGACGCTCACCATTGGTTAGAATGCAGTTCTGCCAGCGGTTCTCCCGGTTCACACCCAGTTCTTTGTTAGAACGACTTTTCCCTTTGCCGGAACACAAGTCATACACAATTCCCTCGAAGTTGTCCCTGATCTTGGCAGATACCTTGGAAGTATCATCCAGAATTAGTGGAAGATTGTTTAGCATATCGGATTTTGCTTCCAGGGCCACATCGGTTGTTTTAAAATCTCCTATGTATCTAGATTCGCCAGGGTTCGCCCAGACAGAAGCTCCTAGCATAAGTGTTACAGTCTTACCGCCCTCGGTTTCGCCCCATAAATCCACAAAGAACGGAAGAGCACCGACCAGTTTAATTAGAATGCTTGCAAAACTTGCAGCCAACATGATTTTTGGTTCGATTCTTCCAGTAGCACGAACCTTTTTTACATGTTCATACCATTCTGCTCTGCTGCCACCTACGCTGATACTTTCGTATAACTGCCGGAATCTCATATCACCATCAAATACGATATCCTTGTCGTAAGGCAGAAAATAATCTCGAATCCACCCGATTTTACTAGAGGAATATTGGATGTTGATATAATCATCATTGGCATTTTCTACGTCTGACAGATACCGGACAAGGAACTTCGCATTCTCAGAAGTCACTGAAATACCAAGCGCGGATAAACCAACAATTTTACTGGCTGATGCAACCATGGTTTTTGGAACAATAACCTCTGACCACTTATTATTCCTCTTATAGATTAACTTTATCTGCTCTTCCCCGGTCTCCAGATTCTTCATTCGTTCGATTGGAAGAATAGGGTGATAGCAAGCTATAATATCCGGCGATCCTGGATTTGTGTTTGATATTCTGATTCCGTCATCATCTGCTATCCAGTTAAGACATTTCATTCTGTCATATTCACAATCAGAGAAATTAGTCCACTGGTCCAGCATAGACAACGTCCTATTACTTTTCTCTTTCTCGATCATCTGCTTCTGTACTTTTGTGTAAGCCTTCAGCAAATCTTCGAATTTTTTCTTTACACCAAGCTCCTTGGCTCTGTCCAGAAGGGTCAGCGTAAGACGTGCCTTGTATATCTCGTCTTCCTGGCTGAATATCTCGTCAAACACTTCTTCGTCCAGAATAGAATCCTTCGTGAGCTTGTTTATCATTTCCACTTTCAATCACCTTCTTCCAGTCCTGTTATGAATCCATGGTGATATAGCGCAAGTTGCAACCTGTTCCATGCTTCACACCATCCGTCAGATAATGGTTTCACTCTGACAAGGATAGCTCTGTAGAAATCTATATCCGACAAGCATTCTTGAAGCTCAACCTTTTTCTTCTGTTCTGCTTTCTCTCTCATTTCTTTTTGCTTCTGAGCGTGATATATTGCCATTCTGGACGAAAAATCAGGTTTATGGTATGTTCCGCCAAGAATCTGAAAGGCTGTCTTAAAATCGCAATTATCCATGTTCTGGACGAATGTAAAAATGTCACCAGTCGCACCACATCCGAAGCAATAGTAGCTGTCTTTGTAAATTTTCATTGAAGCAGTACGGTCACCAGAATGAAATGGGCAACTGATAAAGCCAGCTCTGTTCGGAATCATTCCGTATCTGGCAAGAACATCTCTCATACTGTTCTGCTGTTTAATTTTTTCTTTGTCCATCCGACAGAATCTCCATTATTCGTTTTCCAGTATTTTTCTTGTCACAAAATAGGAACTCAACGCCATATTTTCTCTGCATTGTGCATAGAATTTTGTACAGCGTATCGCCGTGCATAACTTTCTGTTCTTGCTCAATCCAGATACCATTTTTCTTAACCCGCTTCTTCGCCCTGGGATTCTCCCACCAGAGAACATCGTCCAGCTTTTCGATTCCTTTCCCGTGTTCGCATAAGAAGACAAGTTTTATTCCTGCTTCATTTGCCCGGATAATTTCAGATCGGAATCTTTCATGCTGCTGACATACATTTCCGCATAACTCTGCAAGGTTCTGTTTTCTATCAACTACTAAACGCGGGTTATCATAATTCATGTAATCACCCACATACAGCTTTGACACGAACCATTTTTCCCCTGCCTCGTCAAATGCCTTTTTAATGCCATCAATAACTTTCTGATGTTCTCTGCTATCAATCTGTATCAATTAAATGGCATCTCCTCGTCGATACCATCAGGAATGCTCATAAAGCCGTCCGGGTCGGCTTCTGGATTCGGTGTAGGCAATGCTGTCTGTGCCTGTGAAGAACCTTTGCTTTCGCCGAATTCGATTTCCTCGACAACAATATCTGTTGTATATATCTTCACGCTGTCTTTATTCGTATAGGATCCTGTCTGGATTCTTCCAGATAAATCTGCTTTCATTCCTTTTGTGAAATATTTTTCGATAAATTCCGCAGATTTTCCAAATGCAACACAATTAAGGAAGTCCGCTTTCTGATTAGAACCCTCTTTTACAAATCTTCTATTGACTGCAATGGAAAATCTTGCGATTGATGCTCCATCATTTGTATATCTGACTTCTGGATCTCTTGTAAATCGTCCTGTAAGAATAACTTTGTTCATTTTTTATTCCTTTCCACTATGCTGTTTATCGTACTCAATCAACATTTTGAGACATTTTTGCCCTTTTTCTTTTGTGAGTCCTTTCACATCGTCTACCTTGAAACGAGTTTTAATCTGTTCAAACAAGTTAGAATTCGGATATTTGTCAATGATGTTCTGGATGCTCATTACATTTTCTGAAGTAATCATCTCAACAGGTTCTTTTGATTCTGGCTTTTTAGCTGATGTTTTTCCGCTGCTACCTGCATTAGTAGAATCACTGTCTTTGTTGTCATCAATGCAGAACAAACCATTCAGCGCATACTTTCTTGCATAAGATGACGCTGCGCCTGTAACCTGGGAAGAATCCATGCCTTTTTTTGACTCTTCTTCCCTTGCATAAGCAACGGTTGTAATCTCGCCGGTATCTTCACAGTCGTTCAGATGAGCTTCTGCCCTGACGTATATTCTATCCCCGACAACTTCCATCCGATCTGTGACGCTTAACACAGTCTTTGTTTCTGCCAGAAGCGGTTTTACAGCCTCCAGAATATCCTCACAGCTCCTGTATTTGTATTTCCCGAAGGAATTGTACTGTCCTTTAGGGGCTTTCAACTTTGACTGAATAATACCTAACTTCTCATATATATTCACTTCTATTCCTCCTTGTCATAAATCACATGCTTACTGCTCTCGATAATCAGCAAACTCGCAATATCTTTCATTGATAAGGTTGATTCGTTATAGATTTCAACCAGTGCGTTGTATGCACCTGCTGATACTTTCACAACTGGGTTATCCTTATCGGTTACAGGCTGTTTCTTCCTTGCCGGAATACGGATTTCAAATTCACTCATTGCTTTCCTCCTTATATGATTTCTGAGCCGTTAAAAGCCCGTTCAGAGCCTGTACGTAGCTCGCTAACGTTCTTGCCTTGTATGATTCTTCGATAGGGTTATCCGGGACTGTGGCAAGTTGTATGTCGATTAATCTCAATACTTCTTGAATGCGTTCGTCCATACTTACACCGCCTTAAAGAAACAATAAAGGTTATCTGATGCATCTCCGAACTTCTCTCCATCGATATCTTCGGCTTTGTGGTATTCCACATGGTCCAGAGACATGTCGCAGTTCTCATAATCCAAAATGTGATCCCCTCTGGACTGAAGCTCTCTGAGCAATTCGTTAATACATCCTGCTATCTCCAGACTAGGAAGAAGCTTCATAATTGCTATCTGCTTACTCATTTGGACACTTCCCATCTATCAGAAGTTCCAGCAAGAAAGTTTTGATTACTTTGAGACTTTCACGGCTTTCTTTCTCAAAAAAAGAACTAAAGGATACATTCCGATATAAGTCCCACTTAAACACACCTTTAGGAAGCTCAATGTCTTCTTTTCTTTTAAGCCCTCTTACCTCCAAGCCGTAGCCTGAAAAATCGAATGTGACATTTGCTGTCGGAACTTCATTCACAACTCTTTTACAGAGTCCATAAATTTCATCAATCTCTTTCTCGAACATCTTCTTATCCTCCTTATTCTCTACTGCCAGTCTGCTTTCATCTGGTGAACCGCCCATGCTGCCGAGATGCCAAAAAAGATGTTCAGCCAGATAGGTATATCCACATATTTCCCGGCAAGCATACAGACAGCAATTAGCGTATACTCTTTCATTTCATTTCTCCCATAATCCACGCCAGATTGCTTGCTACCAGTGCGGCAGTTGCGACCAACCATGCAATAAACCATTTTCTTGCTTTTTTTCTACTTTCTTCGACAATTTCTGTCGCAAGAATGAACTCAAGTTCGTCCCATGTCGGAACATTTTCACATTTATTTGTGCTATTTCTGCTCATATCGTGCTAATTTCTCCTTTTTTGGTATTTACAATTAGCAGATACGAAGTTATAATTAACCTGTACCTACTAAGTGTGGTTTAGTTGGTGCAACGCTCCGGGGTGGAGGTATCAGCTCCCTCCGGGGCACTATCACTTTAATGCTTCTTTCCCTCTCCAGACATATCCTGTTTCTTCCCAGAGTTTTCTTGGAGAGATAACAAATTCTATTCTTCCAGAACCTTTTCTGTCGTGAATCACTTTATTCCCACGATACGCCGTACCGATAGGCAACCATCCATAGATGATTCCTGCTCTGACAGATGGTGTAGGAATGCCTGTCATTTTACTCACATCTGATACTGTCAGGCGTTCGTTTGAGAACTCTGGCATCTGTGGAATGCCGGAAATGATTCTCGCGACTTCTTCGGCAAATTGATGAACCTGTGCATTCTGCTCTATGTAATTATCAACTGCACTCATATAAACCTCTTTTCTAACTGATACTCATTTGAGCATTACAGTCACGTATCATCATTACTGTATTAGTGCATGGATGCCAATTTCTGACATATTCCATAGATTCTTCAAATCTCAGCTTAGGGATGTTATTACGGGCGTTTACTGCGAAGTAAGTCTTTATATCCCTGTTGCATTCAGCAAATACTTTCTTGCCAATTTCCTTGTAAGCATTTGACTCTTTCCCACCAAGGTGAGCAATTACGACACTTGACACTAAGTCTCTAATAGATTCCTGCTGTGCGTAGTCAATAGTCATAGTATTTTCAAGTCTGTTAAGCCGCTCTTCGTGATCTAAGAATCCTGTCGCAATAACCTGTATCTGTTCAACTGTCGTCAGTGGCTTCTGGTATGAGCCTGTCTTTCTGATTGTTGGAAGAACTTCATCCATAACCCATGATTCGAATTTCTCTGCCGATGGAAGTTTCGATTTCATAATCAAGCGGTACAAATCTCCCTCTGTTATGAAACTCGCTTCCTGATTCCTGCCGAGAGAATCTGTGAGGTGGTGTTTTACCACCCCACGGCAATGCTGTTTAAGTGCATTAACCGTGTCCTTGTAGCCAAGAGCTTTCGCAACGTCAGCTCCAACAAAATACGGTTTCCCGTCAATTTCTGCTGTTCGGATGTCCCCGAACTCTTCTGAATTAAAAATCTGTAATTCGTTCATGTTTCTCCTTTCTAATTTGAATTAACTACTTCTTTCTTATCTGATTTTTTCTCCAGATTATTCTCGGAAAAGCTTTCCGTCTTACCGAGAATATATCCTTTGTCAAATTCTGACATATTAGGAATCGCTTCTTTCAGCTTTTCAACGATTCTTTTTTCTTTTTCTGACATATACGCACCTCTTTTCTTGTGATATACTCTCCTGTAAAGGAGGTGTTCATTTGATAACAAGATATCAATATAAAATATTGAAAAAAGCTTTAAGAAATTGTGGATTTACTCCTAGTAATCAGCGTGAAGCAGATGCTTGCAGATACCTTTTCAGTAAAAAGTGCTTTATGCGTTCAAGGTCGCAAGACCACGCATATGAAATCACACAAGCGGGTGAAGTCGCCATGAAAGCATATTTTCAAGATATATCCAGATTTTGGATAACAACTATTCTGTCAATCATTGCGCTGATTACCAGTCTTTTCTCAATTTCTATACAAGCAGAGCCACTATTGCAATTATTAGAGAAACTATTGCAATAACTCCCAATACATGTGTATCGGTAGACAATGAATCTACATAATGTGAATACATTTGCAAAGTTTCTTTCACTGTAAATTCAACGTCTACCTGTTCACATGGTTCTTTCTCAAAGATACAGTCCATATCTACTGCCCCGCCAAACGGAATAGGCTCATCTGGAGGAACAATCCTTCTTTCTGGCATCTTTAAATCACCTTTTTCACCTGTCAGAACTGCTTTCTTGATTTTGTTTGTCTGGTCTTGCAAATCCCAGATACGATTCCACAGGTCAGAAATTGTTTTGTCGATTTCTTTTTTCTTGCGCTTCACTGTTTTTTTTCACCTCCTTTGTTGTACTTTGTACACTCTTAATATAATACTATGTACAACTTTTGTCAAGCACTATTTTTGTACATTGTACAATTTTTATTATTTACTTTTTTAATTATGTGGTGTATAATCTTATTTGAAAGGAGGTGTACGAATTGAAAAACAGAATAAAGCAAATAAGAAATTCTAATCCTAATTGGAAGAGTCAAGATTTATTTGCAAGCTTTTTGGGAATACCAAAGGCAAATTTATCTAGTTATGAAACTGGAAGAAGAACTCCTACAGACGCAGTAATTCAATTAATCTGCGAGAAATGTTCTGTAAACGAAGAATGGTTAAGGAATGGAACTGGAGAACCGTTTCAACCAGAGAACAAAAACGATGAAATTTCTAAGTTGTTCGGAAATGTTCTAAAGTCTAGTGATGATGATTTTAAATACCGTCTCATCAATGCTCTAGCAAAGCTGGATGATTCTGGATGGGATAACTTAGAAAAGCTCCTAGACACGATTTACGAAAAGAAATGAGAAAATAGCCAAGGGCAATGCGCAAACCCTTGGCTTTTCTTTTTAACCGATTAATGTTTTTATGAAAATGTATATTGACCTCAGCCAACATCTGTTTTCTATCTTTTGTATCATTTCAATAATTTCTTTCTTATAATCCATAAATAACCCTCCCTGTCACAACTACCACCTACACTACAGTATATGTTCGGCTGTGGGAAATAGAACCGAACATTAGTTCGCTTTTGCTATTATACCACCTATTCCGACTCTTGGCAACTGCCAATGATATACATGAACTTTCACTATTTTATAGAAAAAAACATTTCTTTTTCATCTAAATCACTCTATTTCATTCTAAATCTTTACAATATGCTCTTAAAATGATAAAATAAAAATACCACGAATAACCGTACTTTACATAATATTGCAAAATCAGCGGTACAAAATACATAATCCGCATGGAAAGTGCGAAACGTGGTGAAAACATATCGGGAGGGTGTTTATCATGAATGAAAAGAAAAAATATTGTAAGCACTGCGGAGAACTTATCGACGACGACTGCGTAGTGTGTCCTAAGTGCGGAAAGCAAGTAGAGCAGTTGACTTCTAACAACAGAGACATCGTCATTAACAATTCTGCGTCTTCCTCTGCGTCCTCAGCGGCAAGTTCAGGTACGCCATATATAAGACGGAAAATGCCATGGTATTTAAGTTGGTTTTGGATTTTCATTTTAGGAATCTTCACTGGTGGAATTTATTGGATTGTAGGAATTGTAATGAGAGTCAATTGGAAATCGCATAATTAATAAAAACCACCCCGGCATTAGCGTACCGAGGTGGCGTTTATACATCTCCGAAGAAATGTAATATTCTGGCAAAACATATTGTATCATCTTCGGAGCAGTCGGGCAAGTCAGAAAGTTTGTTCGGCTGTTATTTTTATACCTAAATACAGCTACAGAAAGAGGGAATAAAAATGGCGAAGAAAAGAAAGAAATACCCGAAACTCCCTAACAGTTTCGGAACAATACGGTACCTGGGCGGCAATCGCAGAAATCCGTTTGCGGTCCATCCTCCGGCAGTGCTGGATGAAAAGACCGGAAAGCCCGTCCGACCGCCTGCAATCTGCTATGTAGACGACTGGATTAAAGGATTTACTGTACTGACCGCATACAAGGCAGGAACATATCAGCCAGGGATGGAACGAGACCTTGAGATATCACCTACAACGGACGTAGATACCCTTGTTACTCGTTTGATCGCTGACTACAATACAATCAAGGGTGTCGAGGATAAACACCCGGAAATCAAGAAATTGACGTTTTCAGAGGTATATGAGAAGTTTTACGCATGGAAGTTTCCGGAGGGTTCAAAACTTTCTTATAGCTCAAAGATAGCTTACCAGACCGCTTACTCAAACTGCACGGCTCTGTATAATCGTGTATTCGAGGATTTAAAAGCACCTGATCTGCAAAAAGTCATTGATGACTGCCCGTTAAAACGTCAGAGTCTTATGGCGATCCTTACGCTGTTCAAGCAGATGTATAAATATGCTGTTTACTCAGAAATCGTAACGGAAAATAAGGCGTTATATGTCCATGTCAATGCTGATAATGACACCGAACATGGAACACCCTTTTCTGATCAGGAAATGCAAGTGCTGTGGAATAATACCGACGATCCAGAAGTGCAGCTCATTCTTATTATGTGTTACTCCGGCTGGAGAATCGGTGAAGTGCTAAAACTTACGACCAACTTAGAAGAAGGATACTTTCAAGGCGGCATCAAAACAAAAGCCGGTAAAAACAGAATTGTTCCGATACATCCCGCTATATACCGTTTTGTCGAACAGAAAGTACTGACACAAGATGGAAAACTATGCGTATATACTCAGCAGCATCACAGAAAAGCGTTGTTCTATCCTACACTGGAACGCTTAGGAATAGTCGGTGATCCGAAGCACACGCCGCACGATTGTCGACACACCTTTTCTGCGCTGTGCGAAAAATACGGCGTCCGGGAGAACGACCGAAAACGGATGCTCGGCCATTCATTCGGCGGTGATGTTACAAACGCCGTTTATGGTCACCGGACATTGGAAGAACTCCGTACAGAGATTGAAAAGATAAAAGTCCCATTTGTGACTAACTGTGACTAACGGAATCTTATTTTATCAATTTTATTAATCACAATTCAGAACATAAAAACGCGTGAAACCCTTGTAAAATCAACATTCTCAGCGATTTTACAAGGAATTCACTCATTTCATTTTCATTATTCTAATTGTATTCAATCAGGATATTAATTAGAACTATGCAAATGTCAGAAAGTCCTTTAAATACAGTACTTTAGAGGATATTTAATTATGAAATGATTTTTTTTATTTGTGACTAACGTGTGTCCAACGAACTAATAGGATTTACAAAACGAAATGATACAATATGTTATAAGAAACATGATTCCCGGGGCGCTATCCCCGGGAGTTTTTTGTTTATGAAATTTCTGAAATTCTGGTAAATACGCCCTTCGGGACAAACTCAAATACGAACCCATCATCATTTGGATAAGGGATGCGTATGAAGTACCATTTCAATCCCGAACTGTCTGTTTCTGTGTACTTCATTACCTCTACAACTGCACCTTTTTTCAGCTTTGGAAACAGTTTAGATGGGCTATTTTTGCTTGATTTTGCATAACATTTTGTATCTTTTTTAATCTGCGCAATGTAGGCTCTGGTGTTCTGCTTTTTTACTGTATCTGAGCCTGAAACTGACGTTGTATTTTTAACTAAACTGTAATTTGGAGTGCAGAATTTTGTTCCGGGAAGGTTGCTGTTGTAGTAGCTTTTCTGACATACTCCACCACCATTTGCGATAATTGTAGAGCCACCAGAAGTATTCCCTTCGACTGTCCAGAACCGATTTCCTGACACCTTAATTACAATTCCGGTGTGCGCGAACACACCGTTTCTATAAAAAATAACAATATCCCCAACTTTTGGATTGCTGTTCAAAGTAAATAAATCCGCCATTGTCGGACAGTACACATAAGGCCAGTGTTTTAAGAGTTCCTTTGCTTTCTCCTGTCCAAAAGCTTTCATGAAGCACCAACTCACAAAGCCGGCACACCATGGCTGCCCTTGATAAGATGACTTTACATCTCTCCAATATTTTGTATAGTTATTGGAACCTGCATTTGCTGTCTTGCTATCAAGCTGACTATTGCTTGCCTTTTCGAGATATCCAATTTCATTCTTTGCAATCTGGATTAATTTGTCAATTGCGTTCATGCCCTTATTCTCACTTTCTGGGAAATATGTCTTTAATGCGTTATAAACAAATCTCTGCCGGCTCTTATATGCCCCGACTTGGTTTCCCGTATCGGTCTGGCAGGCTACATAGAGATTATCGAGCGTATATGGTTTCTTAGTCTTTGCCAGAATCCTCGTTACTGCTCCCTGCCCACCTTGGTGCCTAAAGTTCACACACATAGCTTGTGCTCTGGCGTCAGCAACGCCCTGTTTAAGGGCTTCATCTGCATAAGTGGCTAATTGTTCATCCATAAGGCCGTCTTGGCATTTAACGCCTGTTTTGGACGATATGAGCCGTACGATTAAATTTGCAAACTGGCTGTTTCTGGAAATATTAAAACAAGACCAATCTGCCTCCTGCACCTGCTCCCATAATCCGATATTATCCAGTCGGTTCCATGCTTCCGTATCTGCATCATGAATCCGCTTTAAAAGCGTTTGCGCTTCGGTTGCGTACCATGCTCCTGCACCGATTGTAATTGCGTGTTCTTCAGAAGAATTGGTGTAAGCTTCTGTGAAGTCCGAATAATCCTGCTGTCCGTAAACCTGTCCACCGGTTTCGACTGCATAAATAATCTTTCTCAGGACGTTTTTTTGTTCAGTTGTCATGTTGCCCGCTCCTCTCGCAAAGATTCTTACCTAATTCTGATTATAGCATTTAGCGTTAAGACTGCGTTTCGCTTCGCTACACTTAACTGATAAGGAACCAAGGGCGCACCCCGCCAGAATTAGAAGCACCGTTGCTGTTCGCATGACCATGGCTGTCCACAAAGCAGAAAAGCGTAGAGAACTGAACCGCCCTGAGCCAATACTGTGATCTGCAAGATGAGATGAGAGAGTGGTTGTGTTTGAATGCTGCCAATTGAGACTTATTTGTACCAGTGTCATAACCATTCTGAGAAGCCTGTGACCAAGCTCTTGTTCCATAAACCATCTCTTCATTCATGAGGTCAATCTGTCTTGAACGCCAAACCCAGTTGCTAGGAGTACCATTAGAGACAGTATTAACTAATAAATTTCTATAAGTAACAATGTGAGCTTCACCGAAGTCCACCTTAATCTTTGCAAGAGCTTGATCGAGTCCAGACTTATACATCTTGGAACCCACATAACCACCCTCTGTGGTATTTGTATCATTCATCACATGATTGTACATTGGTGCATCAGGAACTACTAAGATGTGATGAGTATCTAAAGATGTATCACCAGTTTTGTATAAATAATCGAAATCCATGAATCTATATGTAGTTCCATTGATTACAAGGTAGTCGCCACAATATAAATCCTTAAATGTACCATTCTTAATATTGGCAGACATTTCCGCAGTAAATTGTGTTCCTAGTTTTTTGCCACGATAGATAGAATTATGAGCTGCGGCGTTATTTGCGCCAATAATAATATTTAATTCATTAATCGCTCCCAGAATTGTTTTGTCGTTCGTTTGAAGCTTCTCAAATACTTTGTCGGCAATTTTTCCAAGTACCCAGTCTGAAAGAGTAGACAGCGAAAGGCGTTTATTTGCCTTTCCTGCCGTATCAAGTGTCATAATCTCATCATTATCAGCTACTGTAGTTTTTATAGTATAATCTGTCCACTTTGGCATAACTGCTTCCTCCTTATGCTAAATATTTGTCCCGGATATATTTCTTGACTGCATCAAGATGAGCCTGCACATCGTCATTCATCACAAGGAAATTGCCTTTATTATTCTGGCTGACAACCTCTCCTGTTTCCTCGTTTACCTCGGAATAGGTGTAAGCAATACGGCTTCCCTCTCCTGTGCTAAGATTCATAAAACTTGTAAGAATTTTCTTCATTATATTTTCCCCATTTCGTCAATAATATTTTCCCTATCATTAAGGAGTTCCTTTTCGTAATCTGGTTCTGATACTTCAAAGCTTTTACTGTAGTCTGGCTCTGGCATGTCTGTATCTATCGCCCTGTCGTAAGCTGTTTCACTCGCATCGGCAAAACGCATATGCTCATAGTCAGCTTGTCGTGCTTTAATTTCGAATGCAAATTTAAGTCCCGGAGTACCTTTAACAATAAAATACGTCTGTTCCTTTTTATCTACCCAACAATCGCCATCTCCTTCCTTTTGCAAGAAAACATAATATTCAATCCCTACATTGGTAGATTCTTGAAAAATGTCATCTATGTCTATCAGACATGTGCCATCTTCCGATATGGACGCTTCTCCGATGTCTCCAAACATGGGGGATGCCATTTCGTAACAATAAAATGCCTGTGTGCCATAGTCCTTTGTCGAAAGAATCCTTTTCTTTGTTCCGCGCACACTCAAATCTGCAAGGTCAGTGCCCGTTCCGACGCTATAGAAATGCCCACTGGCTTCTACGTGTGTGCCCGCTTTAACTTTTTTTGATGCTGAAACGCTGTCCGCCGAAACACTGGTATTAACCGAGACTGAGCTTGCGTGTACGGTTCCTGTATAAAGATTGATTCCTCTAATTCGTGTTCCATACAATGTGCCGTACCCTGGCACATATACTCCTGTATTCGTCTCTGAATAGATTTCCCCAGCTGAAGCGTCTAGCGTTACTTCTCCATACGTGCCATTTGCTGAAAGCTTTTTATATCCAACTTCCCATCCAGCCAAGGAACCTGTATCAATATAATCGGCATTAATATATAACTTTTGATTATATAAATAAATTCCTTGAGTCTGACCGTTATTGGTCAATTTATTAAAAATATCCAACTGGGTCATATCTGACGCGTCTTTGCCATCATCGCCTTTTTCTCCATATACACCGATAACATGCGGAGTAGTGTTCACACTCGTTCCGTCCGTGTATGTGGTTGTCTGATAATTCCACAAATATCTTTTAGATGATGTTGGTGTCTGCACGGATTCCGTCCAACCTGATGTGGATGTTGTTACACCTGATGAACTTGAAGAAGCAAGGTAATGTTGTGCAATTACAGATACACCGTTTCCAGTATCACCTTTTATCTTTGTCCAGCTGTAATCACTTGGATTTGTAGAATCATTCTCTTTAAAATCGGTATACTGCCCGATGTAAGTCTTGCCTGCGCTATCAGACACTGAAAAACCTGTTTTTCCGTCAGAACTGGTCGCATAAGCAATATGGAGATAAGATGTTTGTCCGTTATCTCCATTTGTCCCAGGGATTCCTTGTGCCCCGTCCTTGCCTTCAAATCGACTCCATGTGTATTTGCCAGGGTCGTTGCTATCCGCTTCTGTATAGTCCACATAAGTGCCAATATAGGTACTTGGCGTTTCACTCATCTGACTGGAAGAAGTCGGGTTTGCAACAGAACTATATTTGATATGAAAATAAGATGTCTTTCCGTCCTGACCGTCTTTTCCGCTTATTCCGTCTTTTCCATTTATTCCCTGGATACCCTGTAATCCCTGAATACCCTGTTTCTGTTTTGCAATTGCAAACTGCTTCTCAACAGAGAGATTATTATAAGAAACTGACACCGTAATAATTCCTGTATCAGATGAAAGTGCCGTTACTGTATATGTTGCTCCTGATTTTGAACCCGTAACCCCGCTTCCGGCAGTAAACGTTATAGTTGCGCTGTTTGTAACATTCTCATCGCCATACAACGCCGTCACCGTCGTTTTGCACTCAGGGAATGCTGTGTAATTACCTTCCGCATCCGTTGGAATACCCTGATACTCATTCGATAATGTTACATTTAGAGTCTTATATTTCTTCGCTTCTTCCGTAGCCGCATCCGTGGCAATATCGGATACGCTCTTGCCCTGCAAAGAAAATTCGGTGGCAAGAATATGAACTTTCCCGTTATCATCAATGTATAAGGTTGTTTGGTTGTCCTTATCAATAACCTTTATGCCTTTCGCATTGATAAATTTGCCTGCCAAAACGCCTGCAAGGATGTAATTTGCGTTAATATACAGCTTCTTGTCCTTGATATATATGCCTTGCTCTTCACCGCCATTAGTAAGCTTATTAAATACTTCATCCTGTCCAAGGCTTGTATCATACTCTTTGACTGCATTATCAATGTCAGTTTTGTCCACATATTTGAAATCAATCCAGTCAGTGTCAGTAAATGCACCATCCGACCGACTTCTAACCGCTGTTTTGATAGAAGCTTCGCCATCGGCTTTTGATGTGATCCAAAAATCTCCCATGTTGTATGGTGGCTTAGGCTGTTCAAAATAGACTGCCGCTTTCCCGTCAATCTTATCAAACAGATAATCTGGGGCTTTCTGTTCGACCCATTCATTTCCGTCCCACCGCCAGCGCGTGTTAGCGTTATTGGCGGTATTCTGCCAAAGGTCTCCTTTGTGGATATATTTACCTTTTTCCCAAACAATTAAAATCTCATTTCCGCCTACGTCCAGAATGGAATTGCCATCAACATCTGTCCACGGAATCTCTTCTGTTTCTGTCCATTCAAGCGCCGGGTCTGTATCCTGGCTCCAGGTCTGAATCTTGCCATCAAGTTGCTCTTGGAGGCTTTCAATCGTATCAGCAAAAACGCCCTTGATAAAGGCTGTAACTGCTGAATCATCTGTATACTTAGATGCTCTCACCCAGTCATCGGCGTCATAGCTTGCGCCCTCTGCCTTTGCCTTTTGACACTTAAGAATGTCCCCTGCCTTTCCCTGAACCCATAGATCGTCAATATCGTAAGGTGGCACCGGCTCTACTCCGAATATTCTCTTCTTTGCGTTTGCTGTGTTTTGTGCCTGCGCCGCATCAGCCAGAGCTTTGACCACCGCAGTATCCTTCACGTAGTCCCACTTGTATTCGCCATTAATCTTTGCATATCTGTAAGCCTGCCCGCCATATTCTTCATTGTTTACGATGTAAAACAGGTCACCTAAGTGCTTTTCTTTAGTTGTATCATCTGTCCAAGTGGACGCCGGTTCATTATTACCATCAGGAACATAGTCTCCAAAGAATGCTTCTATCTGCCCGTCAATCTGCTCCTGAAGAACCTTAATCTGTGGAGAATACACCTCTGTAATGAATTTCTCAACTTCAGCATTTGCCACGTTCTCAGGTGTTTTCCCCTTAATTGTAAGCTCTGCGGCATTAAGATTGACGGCCCCTGTCTCTGCATCAATGCGGAACGTGATGTTTCCATCATTGTCTTTTGCCGTGAATCCCCTAGTGTTAATCCAGTCAGACTGAATGCCGATAGCATACAGAATGTTCAGCACTGCGTCACCGTTGCTGTCAAATCCGGCTTTCCAAGTCCGGCCTCCGTCTACTGACAAGAAGAATCCATCAACGCCCGTCTTGTAGATTACTTTAGAATCAGCAAGCGTAGGCTTGTCGTGACGATATGATACCGTCGAGCCGTCTGCCTGAATTTCTTCCGTATAGTAGAATCCAAGGGTGTTAGCCGCCAGTTCGTTCATCTGCTTTAATTTTGCGTCATAGGCAGTAATCTTTTTCTCAGAATCTTTCTTTATGTTGTCGACCTCGACCTGCATGCTGTCTGGATAGTCAGCATTGATGTCTTCCATGCTCTTTGCATTACAAGAGAAGCTTGTACTGCCAGAGAATGCGAAGTCTACATCTGTCAGATATGAATAGTAAATATTGCCTTTAATGTCGGAAAATGTAATTCTATCTCCAAATGTGGCGTATCCGATTGCTATGCTGTCACAAGAGAATGGTCTTAATCTCATACCGACAAGTTCTTTTCCGATCAGGTCAATTCCCGTCTGTTCATTGCCACTCAGAAGCTTGTTGTCAATCGTGATGACATACCCGTCCGTTCCGTACTTATATTCGGTTTCATTATCTACATACTTGACCCCAGTAACAACTACATCGTCAACATCATAGGTAAGGTTATTGATAAAATTTGGCTTAAATCCTTTTCGTTCGAGAACTGTCTCAATCTCGTTGCTATCAATGTCAAGAATAGTGTTTCCGTTAATGTCATACCATGGAATTGTTTCTAAGGTTATGGTATCAACACCATCGTCAAAAGTGATAATTCGTAAATTATCGTTCTCGTCAATGCGAGCGTTACCGCCTGCCAAAGCTGCAACCATACCGATTACTGCTCTAAAAGTGGTGTTCTCCGGTTTCTTCTGCACCTGATAGTCTGCGTTTTTAAATGTTGCGTCACCTAACACAATCCCGGTCTGCTGACAGACATCTTCTAAAACCTCTCTGACAGAGCATGGGAAAACAAGGTTTGTATTGTATCCTGTCTCTGCCTTACTCATATAGTCCAGCAAAGTGAGATTAATCTCATCGGACGTGGCGGGTTTTTTTGATACGATGAATGTGCCGCGGCGAATAGTCTCCAATCTATCAGACAGCTGCAAATTTAAAAATAGAGTGAACTGTGCTCCGGCAAAGTTGTAGTCAGAGAACCTATCATCATCATTGACCAGTGCCAATGTTGCTGTTTTTTCAATGGCTACGCCTACCGGGAAATCCCCGGAATCAGAAGAATCTACAATGCCGTTTCCGTCAAGGTAGAAATCTTCTTTTTCCAGGCTTAAAGTTGTCCCATCACGCAGCACCGCATTCGCCGTAACATAATAATTGCTATTTAAGAGAGATTCCGTCTTTAACTGATTTGTAACATTAATCATACCGGTCGAATGCTCCTTACATTAATAGTTAATCCTGTCCATCGTTCTTCATTGTCTTTGAGCGTTTGCGCTGCCATGTTGAAATTAGATGCATAGAACGTCTTGTCAATCCATTTGCCGGGGGTTCGAGGGTCTTTGTGATGAAATGTGAACTGACTTTTGTTAATCATAGAGTTAAGAATCGTTGCAATCTCTCCCCATTTAAGTTCGCCCCATTCCATGTCATATCCGGCAATAGTTCCCATCGGAGTGTTGTGCATAACAAGATCCTGGCTCCTCTTAGAACTTTCCGTTGATGTAGTTGCGAACACCGGCTTGTATGTGTCAGGGGCCTTTATAGTGACCCCGTCAATTTTAAACTGCTCCTGTGCCATTTACACACCTCCTAACAAGAATGGATTCTGACCGCCGTTTCTGCGTCTCCTAAGTTCCGCTTCATCAATGATAATGTCTAATAGTTTTCTGCCAGATGCATTGACTGTAACATTGTAAGTGTTTCCATTTCCCTGCCCTTTCCCTGACTCTTCCCGGACGATCTGACGCAACAGGCTTTCCGGTGCTTCCAGGTTATTGCCTTTCTTCTGATCGCCTAATACCGCAAGGAATTCTGACCTTGGTGGAATAACTGCACCACTGGCCAGATATGGGATAGTTCCGATACGTGGAAATGTTGCATGAAATCCAATAGTCTTTGAGCCAAACGGTGTTGGAACAGTCCAAGGCCCAAAGGAAAATGCAGATTCAATTCCACCAATTGCATTATTAATCATCCCAACTGCATTATTAACAATGCTGATTGCCTGATTAATCGGAGCTTTAATGAAATTAACAATACCTTCAAATGCAGATTTGACCGCATCCCTGGCAGCATTAAACTTATTAGTGATAGCATTTTTTATCGCTTCTACTTTATTAGAAACAAATGTAGTTACGTTTTCCCATACTTGAGATGTTTTATTCTTTACGCTATCCCACACGCTCGCAACTTTTGTTTTAATTGCATTAAATACTGTACTGGCTGTGGATTTAAGAGAGTTCCAAAGGCCAGAAAGTGTCTTTTTGATTGCGTTCCAGATTGTTGAAGTCAATGCTTTAATCGCATTCCAAGCAGTGCTGATGATACTCTTTATTATACTCAACGCGCCTTTTGTTACGGTTTTAATTACCTCCCACGCACCTGACACAACATCTTTGATAAAACTCCATGCTCCATCCGCAATCTCTTTTATTCCCTGCCAAGCCAGTTCCCAGTCTCCCGTGAAAACGCCGACAAGAAAATCAATGATTCCGCTCAGCGTGTCTGTTACATCACCAATAATTTTAATTAATGATTCCAAGACTTTTATTGCTGTGGTTCCTACAACGTCAATTATCTTTGCCACAACCGGAAGCAAATTTGCGATTATCCAGTTAATCAAAGGCACTAACACTGACTCCCACAGAAGTTTCAGAGAATCAATGAGTTTTCCGAGGAATGTTTCTATCTTTAAAATCGCATCCCCTAACGGTCCCTCTAATAGCCCTTTGAACTGTTCTGCCAGTCCTTGCAAAACAGGAAGAACGTACGTGTTATATCCAGTTATCAGAGTTCCAAATATGCTTGATAGTCCATTTGCTATAGAATCAAAGAGCGGCTTTACGTGTTCATCGTATAACCTCGATATTGCGTCACTAAGGTTTTGAACAACTGTTAAGACCCCACTTGTTACAGTTTCTATTACTCCGAGGCTACCCTCGATTGCGGACTTTAAAATGTCCTTGTTGTCGATAAAAGGCTGCGCAATCATGTTTAGGATATCTCTGCCAAGTTTTGCAGCCGTTTCTGTAAGAACCATTCCGATTTCAGCAAAGATTCCGATTAAATCCGCTGTAATCTGCTGTGCGGTTTCTCCACCAAAAACTGAGAAAACATCAGCGAAAGCAACTGCAAGATTTCCTGCGATTTGTGAAATTTCGGCACCGATGTTGAACATATCTATCAGATAGTTCTTTATTCTTTGCGTGTTCTGCTTTAAAAACTTTTCAATTCCGCCTATAATGTTTTGCGCAATTGTTAATCCGATTCTGGCAAACGAGCCGGCAATTTGTCCAATTGCATATGCATATGAATCAAAAAAATTATTTGCTGCTTTGGTAACTTTCGGATCAGTGAAGATATCCTTTAAAGATTTCCATATGGAATCAAGATCCTTTTTTATTCCGTCAAAAATCGGCTCGTAATCTCCTAACCCATCCCAGAATCCTTTTGCGATTAACTTAGCCAGCTGTTTAAATCTGTCAATTATCTTCTTTAGTGGTTTTGACATTTTGTCAAGAACTGTCTCACCCTCTGCTATCTTTCCATAATCAACATTTTGTACGGCATCTTTCATTTGATCTGCAAGTCCGCCGGTTGCACCCGGTACTTTTGACGATGAATCTGCGCTTTTATCCGTTGAGTAATTATTTATTTCGTCGAGGGGACTAAGGTATCCCTTTGCCGCCTTAGTGGCTTTCTTAGTTGCATCCGCTGTGTCATTTGTTGCGTCCGCCAGCTTTTCAGCATTGTCGGCAGCATTTCCATATTGGTCGGCCGTATCAGCTATCGCATCTGTTCCGGCAAGACCTGCGCCGCTTGCACCTGTCTGTCCAGATGATTTCTTCCCGGTGATTAACTCAGTAAATGACTTGAAGGCATTTGCCAGAGTTGCTAACTTACCGAGTAAGATATTGATAACTTTCAGAACAGGAGTAAAGAGGTTGATTAACCCCTGTCCAACTGTTGCCTTGAGAGATTGCAGCTGTAACTGCATCACTCGCACTTGGTTCGCCCAGCTATCAGAAGTACGGATAAAGTCTCCAGATGCGGCTGATAACTGTTTCTGCACAAAAGCCAGACGAAGAGCCACTTTCTCCTGTTCGGTCATAGCAGATGTGGTTTTTCCGTAGCCATTTGCAAGCGCATATTCATCAAGTGCATTTTGAGTCATTACAACCCCGATATCTTTTAATGTTTCTGTTTCACCAGAAAATACAGACTTTAACTTGATATATGCTAAATCCTGACTAATATTGTAAAAAGAAGCTACATCTCCTGCTAGCTGGGTAAGCTGTGTTGACATATCGTAGGCCTGTGATTCCGTAAAATTAAACTGTTTTGCCATTGATCCAAATAAGCCTACGTATTTTTTTGCCATTGTTTCTGACAAGCCTGCTGTTTTTGCTGCTTTTTTTGAAAACTCATCAACTTTTTCAGTCATATTTGGAAAAACTACATTCACAACACTTTGAACTTCGTTTAAATCTGAACCAAGTTTTGTGCACTCTTTTCCAAACTGTACCAACTTGCCAACCGCAAAAGCCCCACCAATCAGCAGACCGATTTTTTTTACAGCACTTCCAAGGCCGTTAAATGACTTTTTTATTGCAGACACGCCGTTCTGTACGCCAGACGTGTCTATTCTGGTATCAATAATGACTGAGCCATCAGCAGCCATGTGTCCACCTCCTAACTATTTGAGGTTAAGCATCTCATTTAGCTTATCTTTATAAGCTTGCTCCTCGTCGCTGAGACGTGTTTTTATATCAATAATGTTCTTGTTCTCTTGATAGAATTTCTTTTCCCATTTATCAAGCTTTTCGCCCTTTGCTTTTTTTGAACGGATTCCAACTACGGTATTAAAAAGACATTCGCCAGATTCCATGAAGTACCCGAAGAACGTCCACCAGTGCATATAAGGTATGGATCTGATTTCTTTACCGGCAACCTTGTTTACTGCCGGAACGATCATGTCTCCGTCCTGTTCCCAGTCCATCAAACGGGGTTTTGGTTTGTTTGAGTTATCATCAGTCTGTCCGCAGTCAATAAATTCGCATGCTTTCTGACAGGCTTCAGATAAGTGCTCTGGCGGTATATTCTGCCAATCCTCGAACAAGATCTGTAACATGACTACTGCTTTTGCCTGCTCGTCTAATTCCGGGTCATTCATGGCAATGAGAATATCAATAATCGCACGAAAATCTGTTCTGATAGAAAAATCCACCCCACTGATATTTAGTGAGGTGGGCAACTCATAGGCGGTCATTTTATATACTTCTCCGTATACTTATTGACCACTTCCTGCATTTTTTTCTTTCTCTTTTCAATTTCCGGAGTAAGTGCTTCATTGATTTTGTCCAGAACGATATAGGCGAACACCTGACCATTTCCAAAAACAGTTGTTGCTGTGATTGGTTCTTTAAATAAATCCTTAGCTGCTTCGTATCCGAGCATATAATTGATTTTGTCCTCAATCTGTCTATTAATCTCCGCCATCTCTTTGCTAGAAGAAACATTTTTAACAGATTCCTGAGCCTGTTCAAAGAAAGTTTCCAATTCTTCCGCTCTTGCTGCAACGTTAATGTCGGTAGGGTTCAGTTTGAATGAGGAGAACACTTCGCCCTGCTTGTTTGTGAATGTGAAAAGAAGAAATCCATCATCAATATTTGTGTTAATTGTTTTTGCCATTTTCTACGTCCTCCTAAAAATTATTCGCTGTCAGCTGTAAATGAGCCGGAAGTAATGTCAAATTTACCTTTGACGCGCTCTCCAACGTAATTAACTGTGAACGGAATCTGATAGCCGGATGTATCACCGCCGTAGGAAGTCGGCACAACATGGCAATCCTGCTTGTATGCTTCGTATTTACCGGCTGTTGCTTCTTTCCAGAGATGTACTTCAACTGCACTTGTTTTCAGATTATCATCTTTAAGACGTTCGTCCACAATCTGCTGAAGCTTTTCGAACAGATCAGACGTGGTATCTGCATAGAATGGATCGGCATCAGAAGAAGCTTCGTAGCCATTATGCTTAAATGTGGATTCTCCAAGAATATTCTTAGATGTTTCAGTATCCGGATTGAGGTCAATATTGTACTCTTCCAGATCTTTTCCAAGGCGCTCATATTTTGGTGTCAGTCCTCCACAAAGAGAACCAGAATCAATGTAATGAGCCATATATTTACGGTCAATTTTTCCTGTAACTGGCATAGAAATGTCCTTTCTGCCTATAACTTTTAAAAGGCTGTGTAGGTTAGCGACTATCTCTAATTGATAGCCGGTTGTTACTTGTTATATTACTTCATAAGTGTTTTCGTAGCGTACTGACAATGGCAATAACCAATCCTGTACGCCACTCTCCTGTGGCTCTAAACTATAGGAGTTATCGCGAGTAATGCGTTTTATCACTCGTCCCTGTGAAAGCTCGGGAAACGCATTTAAGCGTGTCTCAGAGCCATTTATAATAACTGGCTCTCGGCATATCCATTTACCGAGATTGTCAAGGAACTTCTGAACAGATAGTTTCTGCCGTTCCTTATCGGATGCTGTGCGGTAAACCACATAAAATGGATACTGGCATATCTGATGCATTGTTCCGCATATATCTTCCTTTTCCGAATAGATTAAAGCTCCGTTATCTGCTGAGAACGCAATTCCGGATTCTTTGCCGAGTTCCTCAAATTTGATTGTTTCATTTTCATATAGTCCTGGATACTGGTTCAGAAGTACTTTCATGGCATCTGTCAGAATCTCATATCCAGTTGCATCTTTTCCAATAGGCTTATCCGCCATGTCTGCCACCTCCTGCCTGTGCTTTTACTTTACGAATCCATGTGTTTCCGTATTGTCGTTTAGCGGCATCAAACCATTTTGCTTGTGCCTGTGGGTGAGCCTGTCTGGTGTATTCAAGATTCTCCTTTGCAGCTGTCCGACCAGAGAACTGACTGACAAGAACTTTCTTTGCTCCACGTCTTGCGTAGGGACTTCCAGTTGCTTCGTCAACCATTCCTTTTCCCTCATACAAAAAACGTCCATAAGGTGCCGCCGCTGCGCATACTTTCCCAGTTCCTTGCAAGGATGTACTCTCAACTCTTGTTCGGTTGATAAAGTCCCCTGTAATCATCGGCATGAACGGAACCATACTGTCCATAACCATTCCATCAAGGAGATACTGGGCTTCTTGATACTGTCTGGAGAATCTATCCATATTCAGTTTGATTTTCATATCTCCATCAACTATGGAGAATCCTTTGAAATGATGAATTTTACTCATATTACTTACCCAAAATTTCAAAATGCGGAATCAGTGTATATGGACCACCAACACTGGTAATCTTAAACACGTTATCCTTATTCTCATTCATGTACTGATAGAATCCATTTCGGTAATCACTTTCAGTGACTGTTCCACCAGTCCACTCACCCTCCCAGAAGAACGATTCATCTGAGAATGTGATAGTGTCTTCCAGAGCGTTGTTAATCTGTCTTTCCCACTCCTTAGGCGGTATATATGGGAGAATCTTGCCATCCTTATCAGCAATGGTTATATCGCCGTTCTGGACAGTATAATGGATATGTAACTGTGCGTTGTCTGTTGCGTCTGGTCCGTATTTTTTAAGGATTGCTCCTTTGTCGGTAATGAGGTCAACGCCGGATAAAACATGAGGATACCAGTACGCATCTCCTGTTGTGGCTGATTCGTAATAGTTGAATAGTGTTATAATTTTGCTATAAATATATCTCACCTCACATTTACGGGAGTTGAAACTGCGTCCACATCGCTCCAACCGCGATATCTTCTCTTGATTATAGTGTTATAGGAAATCCCGGTTATTTCACTCCATTCTGTTAATGTATGCGTTTCCCCATTTACAGTAACGTAAACATTGTCTCTTTTATTGTTGGCTTGCTGTTTCAAAGTTGCCCATCTACAATTTTCAGGACAATAATTTTTATCCACGTTTACTCTATCTATAGTAAGATTTTCAGCATATCCATTTCCTAATGCCCATTCCTTAAAATTAAGGAATGACTTTTCCCATTCTTCACAAACAGAAATGTCCCTGCCACCATAGTTTTTGTAAGATGGATCTCCAATATAGGAACAGCGTCTGCGCATATCTACCCATATAGTGTATAAGCGTGTGTTTCTATCTCCATGAATTTTCTTAGCTTCCGACACTCTATCTTTTTGATAGCAGCCGCAACTAAGTGTATTCTTGCGAATCAGATTATTTGAAGCTACAATTACTTTATTTCCACAATCGCATTTACAAAGCCACTGAGATTGTCCTGTTTTATTAACTTTCTCAATGGCTATAAGTCTTCCAAATCTTTGATTTGTTAAATTTCTTGTTGGTCTTGGCATAATAAATCCATCTCCTTTTAAGAAAAGGACTTACTACTGTCTCGCGACATGCGCCTCCTTAATTATTCTTTCTGCACTGTCTGCTTAATAATCTGATTCACACCAGTGGCCGACAATCCGTTAAACATACCGACTGCAACCGCCGTGATATAGTCTGTTGCCGGGAAATCCGGGATAATTCCCATTCCGACCGCTCCGAGAATCCCACCAGTAATCGCCATGGTTACCGGAATCCATTCATCAGATATCCTTTTTGATGCTTTACAGCCCATTCCTACGATGTAACAGATCATCACGATTGCTACGCATGAGCCTAATGTTGAAATGTCCATTATTTATCACTCCTTAATGCCTGAATAGCACTCATAAAACCGGCAGTATTTTTAGCCATTTTCGCAATGTTTTCAGGCTTTTTAAGTTCTTCAATAGTTTCACGGAATGCCTGTTTCACTTCGGGGTTTTCTCTAAATATCTTTTTCATATTTTCTCTTGAGCACTCAAGACAAATATCTGTACTCCAATGTGGTTTAAGTTCTTTCCCGCATTGTCTGCATTTCATATTCACACCCCCGCATATAGAATCGGTATCCCATCATCCGTCCTCACTCCCATCAACAGCGGTAAAGCTGTCTTAAGAAGTAAATCATTTGTTTTCTGCACATCTCCAGCAACACTGTATACTGCACTCCATTCCTTTGCACTCGCTCCAATCTGCTGAGGCGTGGCGTAGGAAATGGATTCACTGCCGGAAGATACAGAGGTTACAATGCCTGTAGTGCTACCACCGGACCCGATTGTGGTTGATGTACCACTCACAGCGGCATTAGTAGCATTCTTTTCAGCAAGCTCAATCTGATACATTAATTCAGCCAATGAACAGACCGCCTTTTTGATACGCTTCTGTGAGCGTTCGTTTGTCGGCAGTCCGTCCACCAACCTGTCAAATGTCATTGTGTCCACGAAATCACTGGCTCTTTCCGCCAGTCGTGGGAAGTCGGCTTCTGGCACAACTGAACCGAAATATGAAGTTGTGTAAAATTCATAATCTGCATAAGCCATGCCAGTTACCTCCTACATTTATGATTTCGCTGTTACGCTTGCACTTCCGGCGTTCAGTGCCTTGTATGTTCCATCGCACTCAACCACTGTAATCTTCTGTCCGGTTGCTGCCTTAATATCAGCTTTTCCGTCCCATGTAGTCCAGTTTCTGAGATTCTGTCCATATCCAACAGTTACTGCGTCTGTTGCAACTTTGTATTTATATACGTTGTTGGTATTTTCTTTAGCCGGATTTACAGTGATTTTTGTATCGCCACTTGCTGTTCCAGCCACGGAATTTACTGTCAGAGTGCCAAGTGTTGGCGTCTCATCAATGGTGATTACTGCGATTGCATCAATGTACTCCGCAAAAAGAGTAAGTCCCATTACTGCAAACGCTTCAGACACTGCTGTGTGGTAGTTGCCCTGTGTATGGAATCCGATCAGATTTGTTTCGCCGGATACAGTGTATACAAGACCAGCTCTCGCAAAGTCAGATTCGTTCGGGTCAACATAGTACATAACGATGTTCTCGACAGGGGTGGCGATAACCTGTCCTCTCGGGATTTCGCTGTCAGACAGTAAAAAGATTGTGTTGAATCCCATAAAGTCCTTCATATACTGGAATCCGAACTGGTTCTGAATAGTGATTTCAGCTGCGCCAAGATATTCATATACGTCCAGAATGTTCACAAATCCAGCGACGCCAGTCACATTTCTGTGCATCTGCTTGAATTTATTCTCAACACGACCCTTAGCCATTGCCAGAGCCATCTGGAATGTTGTTTCTGTGGAAGTAAGCGTACCAGTTTTCAGATAATCATAGAATCTGCCGGTAACGTCAGTCTGAAGCTGGAAAAGGAATTCATCATCAGTCATCTGAACAGCGTTCTCATAACCGTGATCCTTGATTGCTTCGATAGATACAGCCTTTGCGTACTTTTCAATAGTCATTTCCACATAGGTCTTTTCTTTTACAGTAAACTTGCTGTAAGGGATTTCCTCACCCTCACCAACATTTCCGCTCTGCAAAGTACCCTCTGCGTATTTGGACTTGAGTACAGCACCCGGCTGTTTTTTGATAGGTCTCATGATGCCCAGAATATCACGTAAGTGCTGCCAGTTTCTTTCAAATCTGGTGACGAAGTCAATCTCACGTGCTGTGACCTGGATATCATTTGTCATAATAAGATTAGCTTTTGCTGCCATATAAAAAATCCTTTCTACCCATAATTGTTAAGGTATTGAGTTAGCGGCTATACTCTGGCGTATAGTCGGTGTAAAAAATCACTGGAATAACTGGATATTCTGAGCAATTGCAGCCTGTCTCTCGGACGAGTCTTTGATCGCTTCAATATCTTTCTTAGTCATACTTCCTGGTGTCTGCTGCTGTCCAACGCGAGTGGTAAATCTTGCCTGGTTCTGCTGAGCCTGCTGCTGAGATTCATCCACAAAAGCGGATGCGTCAGACTGTTTCATCTGTTCAATCAGGTCGTTCAGCCCAAGGATTTTACCATCTTTCAGCTTAAGACCTGCTTCCTTGATGTCTGCCATAACAGACTTCTTAGCTGCTTCACTGGAAAACTTAACATCATCGAGTGCCGCTTTGAGTGCATCTGAAAAATCACGGTCGTAGATTTTTGCATTAAACTCTTTTTCTGCATCCTCGGCTTTTTTCTTCCATTCAGCAAGCTCTGTCTGAATGTTCGCCGGATCGATACCGTCAAACCCTTTTAAGGTTTCTTCTGCTGTCTCAGCACGTTCTTTCCAGTTATCACGTTCTCCCTCGACTTTCGACAGGGTTTTTGCAACTTCCTTAGCATTCTTATAATGCTCAGAGAGTGCCTTTTTAACATCTGCCTGCTTATCCTCCGGGATTTCAATTCCAAATGATTTTAATGTGTCAATAAGTTTCTGCATAACATCCTCCTGGTCGTGTTTATTGACCTGCCGCCGCAGGTAAATGGATTAAGCCAGTTAGACCACTGGCAGGGTAACTGGAATAACAGGAATCGAACCTGTGACACTCTGATTAACAGTCAGATGCTCTACCAACTGAGCTATATTCCATTAACCCGGATTCCCGGGTTAGCAAGGTATTTAACGTGTTATGCCTGCCACGAGTTGTTTCGAATGCTCTTTCTTTTCAAAAGAAAAACGTGAATAAAAACTTTATTCAAGGAGGTGAGCCATCTTGCATGCCAGACGGCAAATACACACGACAGGATTCGAACCTGTTTAAAACTTTCCGCTAAAGCGTGTGTACCAGCTACTTTAAGAAAGGAGGATAAAACGAAAATGTTAAAACAACCGTTGTGCTTCCTGCTGCACAATTACATTATAACAGATTTCTTTTAACTACCTCTCTACCACTTTTTGTGTTTTTAAAGCATATCCCGGAGTTTTTCTACATATCTCTTGACAAGATCGCGTTCCTCCCGGCACTCCGCATCTTTAGACATATCGCTCATTTCTGTTGTGAGTTCATCCAGATGTTCTTCCAGAGCGGCAAGCATCTTCCTTTTGCAGTCCTCGGACTTACCGGAACGATAGCTTTGCTTCTGCGTCATATAGTCATCGTAAGCGTCTCGTCCATCAGAACGACTGTAATGCCCTCTGACATAATGCTCGCCACGTCTGGCATAAGAATTGCCCCGGTCGTAATCCGGCATCATTCTGCCATCATTTGAGCTGTATCTCCCCATGCTATCACGCTTTCTTCCGCGTTCGCTGTAATCGTCATTGTATCCGCCACCACGCATCTCATCAAGAACAGTGTTGTAATATTCCACTTTCTTGTCCCAGTACTGCGTATTCTTGATATCTTTATACATATCAATCAACTTATATGTCATTTCCAGATTTCCAGTGGTCAGTCCATTATCAGCGATTTTGGAAAGTTCATCTTCGATTCTTGCGCATAAGTCTTTAATATCTCTCATAATCACACCTCCTACGCTTCTCTGGTCACAACAATGTTTGCATTCGCAACAGAAATAGCCTGATCGCTTGTGTTCTCTACTGCGATATTAACGCAACATCCACGAGGTACATCCACGTAAATTCCGGAAGACACATTATTATACTGATCTACTGCTGCCGGTGTGGAAATCATCTGAGAAGATAATACTGGTTCTCCAGAGATTGCAATTGCCAAAGAGATAGCTTCAACTGTACCGCCTGCTGGAATCGCGATATTGCCAGAGAAGTCCACGAAAAATCTAGCCTTGCACTGGTTAGTAAGTCCTCTCAGCGTGATGATTCCACTTCCCTCTCTGTGCTGAATGCAGTTAGAGCCTTTAACTGCTGTGTTTGAAAATACTACATTCCCTTTTGCTGCTACGGTCTGAGCAGCTACATTTGTAAATTCTGCCATAAAAATGCTCCTTTCATATCACAAAAGGACAGGTCTCAGCCTGCCCCTCTGTGTAATACGGCATAAGCCGACATCCGAATCAATCGAAAGATACTCTCAATATGAAGTTATCAGCAATTACATCCAGTGTTGCATCCGCATCCGTAATATGTGTTCGGATTAGGAACCTGATATGCCGGAATCGGCGCCGGATTAATCGCATTAATGAGCTGCTGTGTCTGTGAAGCCATTGCAGTTGTGAGAAGTGCAGACTGGCGATCCTGAGAAGCGGCACGTCTGAGATCATTGTTTTCAGCCTGTAAGGAAGAAATCTTCTCGTTACACAGGTAATCAAGAATCGCCCTTGTTCCTGCGTTCTGGCTGTCAATAATGTCTCTTGTGTTGCTGTTCATGGTGTTCTGGATTGCACAAGCGTTAGTGGCCATATCGTATCTGATCTGTGCCTGTCCCGCTCTGTTGTCGCAGCAACACTGAGCTAACTGAGACTGCAATGCGTTTGTATTCTGCATATTAGCTACGGTGTCAGCATTAATAGCCTGCTGAATGCCAAAACCAGTCTGCATGATGTTCGTGTTGATTCCGTTAAATCCGGTAAGCATACCGTTGTTCACTGCATAGAATCCATCGCAGAGGCCGTTGTTGATTCCGTCAAGTTTGCTAATTACAGCGGAATTGTCGAATCCTCTCTGAATGTCTGCCTGAGTAGCTGCTGTGGCTGCGTATCCGCCGCCGTTGCCATTATTGCCCCAGCCGTTGTTTCCCCATCCGCAAAATGCGAACAAGAAAAGCACGATAAGCCACCATGCGCCATCTCCGCCAAACATTCCATCATTCCTGTTGTTCCCGGTCAAAAGAGCAACGTCTGATGCTGTTAAATTTCCATCCATAATATAATCTCCTTTTTGTGTATTTACATCAATCTGGCCAGATTGTAATGTACTATTTCATTCCTTTCAACATGTGTTGGAATTGTCCTGCCATCTGTTGAACTTGATTGAGCTGCTGTTGAGAAATCTTTCCAGACTGCAACATTTTCTCGACTTCTGCTTTCGGATCTCCCTTAAAATTCTGTTTAAACTGCATAAACTGTTGTATCATCTGCATTGGTCCATTTCCCTGTGGCATCCCACCGCCAAGTGCGTTAAATAATGGATTACTCATCTGCGTTTCCTCCCTTGACTGCTGATTCCTGCACGGTATTAGCCCTAACAGGTTCAGAAAAAGAATTTAATCGGTTTATGATAGCTTCGTATTTGCCATTTAAATCGTCATATTCCTGTCTGGTGACATATTTATTGTCCATGTTCTGAGCAGGCTGTTTAGGCGGCATCTGAGTGCCTATTTCGTGATACTCGAACGTCCGTAATGGCTGTGGCATACCGGAAACGTCTGTGGATTTTATGTAGAACTTTTCACTTTCACTATCCATCAGTAAAACGCTTGTTCCGGGTGCTACCAGATAGGATTTTGCGCCAACTTCGCCAGATACCCACAGGATGCCATTGTTATTCTGCTGTGGTTGTTGCACTGGTTGAGCTGGCATCTGAACAGGCTGTTGCTGAAACTGATTCATTTGCCCCGGAACGCCAAAACTATATTGATAAGGATTGTTATATAGTGCCATCTTATACACCGCCTTTCTGATTATATTTTTGCATGAAAAAGAATTAAAAAACAGACCGAAAAAGTATCGAAAAAGTATTGACATACCACCAATTTGGTGGTATTATATAATCATCAAAGGAACGGAGGAAACAGAAATGAAGAAATACAACTTATCAAAAATCATGAAAAGAGCATGGGAACTGGTTAAAAAATCTACAATGACAATTTCCTCTGGTCTTAAAAAAGCATGGGAGGAGGCAAAACGCACAATGAAAGGTACAGAAAAGCAGGTAACATGGGCTAAAGAGCTTATGAGAAAAATGAATAAAGAGTTTTCAATTGTTTTAGGTATGGTGCCAGAGAATCAGAAAGTAATATTTAGTGATGCATTTGAAAAGATTAATGCAATTATGAATGATTCTTATGCAGGTGATATTATTTATCATTTAAAAGATAATAAAAAAAGTGGTTTTGATTATTACAAATCATTATATGCTTCAGTTAAAATTAATGCCGATGCAATGGCAATGAGAATCAAAAAAGAAGTTTATCATAAATAAAATAAAGGAGAAAAAAATGAAAATTAAAATTTATTGTAATTACGGCGCATTAGCCGCAGAGAAAAGAAACGTATACACATATGGAAACCCGAACCCTACAGCTACCTGCTGGGATGAAATCACGGTGGAAACTCCGGAAGGTTGGGAACTATATGAGAACTACATGAGTGAGTTGATGGTAACGACTCCGTGGGGAGTGAATTACACCATTAACGACGTATTGAGTGGAAACGAGAAGCCATGTTTTTCGGCTTGTGACAGAGAAGGAAGGTTGCACAGAGCCTTTCTGGTAAAAATAGAAGATTAAGGAGACATAGAAACTATGACCATAGCAGAAATGCGTGAACGACTAAAAGTATCTCGAGCAGAATTTTCAAGGAGGTACAACATACCGATTAGAACGCTCGAAAACTGGGAATCCGGAAAAAGCAAATGTCCGGATTATGTGAGACAGCTGTTAGAGCGAGCTGTCTTGGAAGATTGCGAAGTGAAATAGGAGGCGTGTAAAATGATTAAGAGAGTAAAACTTGAAACCATTTACAAAATGGCTAAAGAAGATAACGAGAAAATAGAAGAATGTAAAACTTTCCCAGACGGATGGGATGAAAAAGTCTACGATTATTATAACAAATTGTCGAAAGAATCTTCCGACATTGAAATGTTCATGGAATTTCTGGGCGGTGAAGATTCACCGCTAGAAATGGCGTACGCATACAGGAGAAACATGTATATCATGTTGTACACAATGAATGCAACAGATACAATGGCATTTGTAGACGGCGAATATGATATATTTTACATCGTATCAAAAGACAGCGACGGCGAATACAACAGTTGGGAATGGTGCTTCACAAACAACATTGACCCGATCAAATACAATGGCGAGGACGGAGACGAACCGGTCCCGGAATGGCTCATAAAAAAATACGAAGAACAGATAAGGGAGGAATAAAAATGGCAGTTACGAGATCATGGAAAGTATGCGGAAATTATGGCGGTCACCGGTTAAAAGAAAGCTTCTCACCGTCAAGAAAATACGATTGGAGCAGCAAAGAGGACGGCGTGAGAATTATCGAGATAGAGAACGCCGACAAGACCGGCTCAAATCTTTATTCGATTATCAGGATAACAAGAGATAGCACCGAATTATGTGAACGTGAATTTAATGGCCAGTTAAGTGACGGAATTTTTGAAAATTGCCGTACCGGAAACATTGAAGAACTTGCATAATTACGAACAATGATATAAAATATAAACAGCGCATAAACGGGAGTGATATTTGAGAATGATGTAAATTTAGTTCCGTAAACGCAAAAAAATAAGCCCCTGAGAGATAATCCCGGGGGCTTTTGTTGTCGTCTTAACACACTTTGATTATTTTATTATTTACCCTCCGGCTTAACCGCTTTGCCGTTGATATGCTCACGTTCATCTGCTCAGCACAGTATTCGAGCGTATATTCCTTGCATCTCAGCCGGAACAGTCTTTCTTCGTCCGGTGTGAAATTACACTCTATCAAGAATCTGTCTATATCTTTCTTTGTGAACACATATAATTTCATGAGCATACCCCTTATTAATGCAATTAACGCTGATTCTGTGCAAGATAATTTGTAAGCTTCTGTTTTGTTTTTTTTAATTCTTCCACATTATTTCCACTGATCTGACTATCCAGCATAGTCGATAACACTTCCAGAATTAATGAATCTCGTTCTGCGATTCTCCGAAGACTTTCATAATCTCGTCTATCATGTTCTTCCAGTGTCTCTACTCGCTTATTAAGTCGGAATGCCGGGGTAATCCATTTAAAGATTACGGCCGCTGCCCCTCCGACTATGGACACCCCTCCGCAGATTGAGAGGAATACTTGTACAAATTCTGATATGCTCATTTAGCTACTCCTTTTCCCAGTAATATACCGGGATCTCATTACCGCTATTCCATGTATCGAAATATTTGCCCTCTTGTACTGTCACCACATGACCATCTATGCAGAGAATGTATGTGCCTGTCTGATGATCTGCGCAAAAATCATTGACTGTATAGATATATCGTTCTGATTGCTCAATCAGTTTTCGCCTGTACCCACGTTTATAGAGGTACGCTCCCCAGACATAATTTGCGCTTGGCATATCTGACAGGGCACATGCCTGTATCATTAATCCGGCAAAAACCGTTTCCCAATCAAAACCGGTTGCTTTGCATATTGCCCGGACAGCACAATCTCCGACTCGATTCCCAGCAGGATTCGGGTTGTAATACTCCCATCTATCCATCAGTCAATCCCCTTTGCTGTTTTATATCTCTTTGCCGCTCCTCTGGCTTTTGCGGCGTTCTGGCGGTTCCACTTAGCGATCATGAGCCGGTCTTGCAGTTCCCTCAGGTCGTTCTGCTTGCAGTAGTCCTTATATGCAGCATTTTGTTTCTGCAAAAGATAAGACTTCCGGTCAAGGTCTTGCTGTAATGCGAATTTTGCCTGTTCGTCCTTGCAGTTATCAACCGCCGCTTGCATTCCTATGACTTCGCGCTTTGTTTTGCGGATTCTTCGCTCGTAAGTACGTTGCCGCTGTTCCTTTTCGTACTGCTTTCCCTTGTCGGCTTTATCCCGTGCTGATAGTTCTGCATAGGGGTTAAATTCCCCGTCACTTGCCCCAAAACTATGCCGACAGTTGACCCCTGACAGTCCACTTGCCGTTCCATATCCGGTTAATGAGAACGGCGGAAATTTCTTACTCTTGCCAGAACGAGAGTATATCTTTCCTTGCCACCATGCGTGATTTCCCGGATTCTCGCCGCCATCACCTGTTCTGGCTCCCATGTGAGCACTGACCAGAACTAAATCCCAGCCCATTTCTTCCATGCGTTTGAGGGATATATCTCCAGTAGCCTGAGCCACGCCAGTTCTAACAGAACGTGCGACTGCTGTTTCGATCGTGTCTTTTCTGCCAGATGGATATGTGACAGTCACGCCATCACTCACAACGTTATTAACCGCCTCTTTGATGGCTTGCGTATATCCAACTGCCCCAGTCATCACATGATTGTATACAAGGTCACACTGGTTGATATACAACGCCTGAGCAGCACTTGCAGTTGTTCTCGTGAAGTTCTTCCACTCGCCCATGGTTGCAAGCATATTCCGTTCCATGAGCCTTATCATAACTGGAGACTGTTCGAGCGGCACAGGGCTTAATCCTGCCGCCTTGTATATCTTATCATCATAATCGAGGGCAGTGATTCCGGCATCTTCAAACGCCTCTTTTAGTTCTTCCTGCTGCCGCTTGGTATATTTAGACAGCTCTGCCAGAATGTCTTCTAACAGTTCACCAGATTCCTGTAGTGTTCTGATTCTCCACGCATCTGCATTGGTTAGAATATAATCCTCACCTCTGCCGATTCTTGTCATCATTCGAGACACGATCTCAGAGATGATATACTGATGCAGCTCTTCCGCAATCTGTTCACTGCCCTCTGTTATCCGGCGTAAATATTCTGGACTAAGTATAATATATCACCTCTTTCGATAAAAGTCGTGGTACATGTTTTGAAAATATGCTATAATCAACCTATTAAGGAGGTGTCGCAAAAATGTTTCTAAAATTAAAAATCCATTGCACTTGCGGATGCTGCTATTACATCAGCGAAAAAATTGCTGTAGACAGAATTATCTGCCCGAACTGCGGTGTTGAATATCCATTCTCAGAAAAAGCTATAAAAATGCTTAAAATAGCAGATGAGATTAATGACGGTGGCGATCCTGTTTTGCCCCATAATTCAAAAATTCGGACGGAAGTTGTAATATCTGAGAACGATACTTATGTGCCTCCGTCTGCAGCTGATTTTTGGAAGAAGAATAAATAACTTAATTCTGTTACAGGGAGCACAGCAAAAAATGATGTGCTCCACTTTTTTTATCTTAATTCCCTAAAATGCTATAGATAAATAATGCTCATAAGACACTTAGTTAATTATAGCCCTCTTTAGTTAATTAGTTGATGCTCTGTATAGATTCAAGAAACCCACTAATGTATTCTGCCATCTTTTTTACTCCTCTCCGAATAATGTCGGTTCTTTTGGCTGTGCTTCTTCAACCATTGCTTTAGCTTCTTCCTCTGTCATTCCCTCGAATTTCACGAAATACATCCAAGCCGGTACTTTATTCGTAGTAACATACTGCCACCATCTTGCACGGTCATTTTCACGCACATACAGAATATCGCCAAAGTCGTAATTTACTTCATAAACTCCAACAGGTGCAAGTCCGTACAGGTCAGCATAAACGTTCAATGCATAAATAACTTCGTCCAGACAGGATTCCAGCTTGTCTCGAACATCCTTGATAAACTGCACTGTCCTCTGTTGTTCTGCTTCCACTCCCGTAGCCGTCTGAATGCCGCTAGATTCGTTGAAAACAAAGTACCCGTTGGAAAATCCAATCTTGTACCCTAACTGGCTTAAAAGGGCATTTATGCCGCTTATACGTGTATCTGTGTTGAGTTGTGGATTGATTTCTTGATAGAACTCTTTTTCGTCCTGTCCGAATACATTCTTTACAAAGTGCGGCAAGTTCATCTCATTCCGTCTGTTTTCCATACCCTGTGGTGACATGGCTGATACAGGCGTACCGCTTGGCATCAGCAGTCTATCATCTGCCAGAACAATCTTCTGAGAATTAAATATTTCTCCGGCATTACGGCTGTATGCAATGTCGAGGTCTTTTAACTCCTCGATAGCTTCGGCAAATATTGGCAAACCCAATGGTGCATTAATATCCACGTTATTCGCCTGTGGCGTCCGTAGAACTCCGTACAGAGGCCCGTCCAACTTCTCACCGTTCGCCTTGAGGATTGGCGGCGTATCTGCCATTAGGTCAGCCCATTTGGTCTGTTTAAGGTCAATCTTATCGCCGATTGACTGAGGGGATTTTGACACATAGGCTCTATTAGAAACGTAGTACGGATAGGTCGTCACGCCATCCACGGTAGTCTCAACAAATCTATGATATTCAAGCCGTGTATAGTATTTCCGTCCAACAGTATAAGAATCCTTGAATATGATTCCCTTAATTTCCTGATTATCATAGTCCACGATCATCACATCTGCCGGAGTAAATACGTCAATGCTTTCACCATTTGGCTTAATAAATACTGTTCCATAAGCACAGCCATATTCTACCCAGTGACGGATTTGAAAATATACCTTGTCGATCTGTTCCTGTAGCCACGTAGCCCTTGCAGAACCGTCTATCTGAATGCCGATCGCCAGCGTTGCGAGCCGAGCTGTTTCTGAGCAGACAGATTTAGCAAAATTGATCGTCTTGATATTATTCTTATCATCCAGCCATTCCGGCGCACCTCTGTAAATGTTCGCGCACCGGTTAATCAGCGATTCCATCTCTGGAAATTCTGCTGCCTGAATGTTGAAGTCCTCTTCGGCTTGTTTTTTGAATATCATATTAAACCACCTTTTTAGTGTTGTTATAAGTCCCATTATGCACTGTAACCTCTCCTGTTAAACAACGGCTCATAAGCATATCTAAGTGCCGAGATTGCATGATCATCTCCGTCAGGATAACCACTGATTACATTTCCCTCTTTGTCCCGATCGTACTCATATTCTGTGATTTCTTTATATGCGTTCGGTGTTCGCTTCGGGTCAATGACTATAGTCTTTGTCTGTAAGAATTTGAAACCATACTCGATACTTCCCGGTCCTTTGATTGCTCCTCTTGCAGGAAGTCCGGCATCCCGGAAGTCATTCACAGACTTAGGTTCCGCAGAATCACATATCATTGTGTAATCGTCATAGCCTTTTTTCTTGATCCAATCAGCAGTCTTAGAGTTGCTCCATTTATTTACATACAGCTCGTCAATCAGATATATCTTCTCTCTGGCAGAATCATAATAAGTTCGGAGATAGCAGAAGGCATCCGGGTACCATCCATAATCTACACCAGCGAAAATGCGGTCCATGTGGCTGATCTCTTC